CGGAGAGTTTGATGTTTACAAATCAGAAAATCGTTTAGAAGGAGACTTATGATTAATTTGCGTGACCAGATTCTAAAAAGTCAAATCGCATACTACAATGGTTTGATTGCAAAACATCAACAGAATGTTGAGATCTATCTCAATCAACCTGTGGGTATTGGTGAACATTCTGATGTTATGGGTACGATAGATGGTGAGATAAATGCCATTGCACAAGCACATGAGAAGATTGAGATTATAAATCATTACTTTTTGAATAGATAATAAATAATTAGAAAACTATGAGTCATGAGAATAACGCCATACTATGAATCTAAAGGTATAAAAAATCCATATTATGTCTTAGCTCCTACTGTGGTGAACGGAGTTGTTCGAGAACTTAAAAAAAAGGAAGCATATAAAAAGATTACAAGTAATGATTTACTATTCAGAAATGTTGAACCAAATCAGTTGACTGGTTCTATAATTTACAGAGCAACATCCACTTCCAGTAAAATTTTTCAGATTACAGATAAACAAAAGAAAGATATTCCTTATGGTGTTGCAACTACAGCTCAAAAGATTCATGTTACAGGTCATTATGGAATGGTATCTCGAAAGAATGCCACTGCTTCTTCTAATGTGAATGAATTTTTAAGTGTTTACTTTTTAGTTCAACCTTCAATGACACCAGATAAGTTAGTGGATTATGTGAGTCAACAAAAAGGAAATACTGGTGTTGTCAAAGGTGAAGGTACTCCAGTTACTTTTCCTCAACTGGCTGATTTACTTGAAGAAGATGAGACACCAGAGAGGGATATAAAGATTGGTTTAAATAATGCGAAGGCAATACAAGGTGATATAAAAGGAAGATCAATAAAAACAGTATATTGGGTTCCAAGACAGAAACCAAAAAATGTAAATCCAACAAACCCATCAGATACAGTTATAGAATTTGATGATGGATTTCTTCAAGGATATTCAAATAAAATAGCATCTGGAACTGATAAGACACCAAAGTTTAACACTAATGTCAACGCCTTTTATAAGGAGATGGGAAATTTTTCTCAGTTGATGAATGTTCAGAAACTTATAAATGATGCTTTCTTTGAAGCCAAAGAAGAGGTAAAGGGGAAAAATGCTAAGGAGGCTATTGATTTTTACTATGACAATGAGTATGAAGGTGAAGCTTATGGTGAAACTGGATCACAAAAAAACTTTGGAGAACTTGCTGAATTTTTTAGACTAGATGGTCTTGATTTTAATCGTAAAGATTTTTATTATCCATTTAGAAATAAGTTTATTGAAAAATTTGCAAACTACTTAAAAAGTCCTGACAACATGGTTTACTTCTTAAGAACCATATACAAATATACTTATGGTGATCCAACTCAAGATTTTACACCATGTCCATATAAGCTTTTGATTGGAACTGCCATGGGTGCAAGCACATTGAAAAACGTTTCTTCCGATGAAGCTCTAAAAGAATTATTGTTTAATGAGGACGCTAATAGAATAACCAACATTAAAGACACATATGATGGCACCAGTCAGGGATGGAATATGACATTTAAATTTTTAAATGGAAAACCAAAAGATGTTACTGTACCAATCGTAGCTAGAACTAGATTTGGTGGACTTCAAGGTAAAGCTTTCTTCTTAAGTAGTAGTGGTGTGCAAATATCAAAATGAAGAATACTCACCTCGAACATTTAGAAGACAACATCTTGAACGGAGGGTCTGAGGGTGGTAAAGAAGCTGTTGCTTTTCTTCGATCACTTGGAAAGATGTTAGATCAAGGTGGTGCAGATACTCGTGTCACTGTCAAGTGGGATGGAGCTCCTGCTGTGATTTGTGGCACAAATCCAGACAACGGAAGATTTTTTGTTGGAACTAAGTCTGTATTTAATAAAGTTGACCCAAAGATCATATACTCAGAAGAAGATGTTGATCGTATGTATTCGCCTGGCCAACTTGCACAAAAACTTAAAGACTCATACAAATATCTTTCACAACTCTCAATACCAAATGTGGTACAGGGAGATCTTTTATTTACTGATGATAAGTATGAGGCTAATATAGGTGGTGATACCTGTATTGCATTTCAACCAAACACAATCGTGTATGCAGTTCCAAAGGATACTGATATAGGACAGAAAATAGACGAAGCAAAACTAGGAATTGTATTTCACACTTCATATAGCGGTAGAAGTTTAGATACAATGACTGCGAGTTTTGGTAACATTGGTGTTCAAGGAAACACAGATGTTTTTGTGACATCATCTGATTTTAAAAATGCATCAGGTGAAGCAAACATGACATCTGCTGAGAAAACAACCTATGCAAATCTTGTCAACAAAACGGAGGGATCTTTGAAACAGTCATCTCGTTTTCTTGACATGATGAAAGAAAACAATATGAATAAATTTACTTTGAATATTATGTTCAAAACTTTCTTCAATCGATATGTTCGTGAAGGTCGTAATTTAATTGGTGCCCGTAATACTGCGAGAGACTTTGCAGCATATTTCTCAAACGCCTTAGATAAAGAAATTGCAACCAAGAAGATGAAAACTACGAAAGATAAATACTTAGATATTAAGAATAAAGGTCTTAAGTTTATTTCTGATAATCAACAGGCAATATACATGACTGTTGCATCTTACATGAATTTACAGGCTGCGAAAAACTTTATGATTCGTAAGTTACAGAAAGTGAATACCTTTGGAACTTTTTTAAGAACTCCAGATGGTTATCGTGTCACTGCGCCTGAAGGATTTGTCGCAATCCGATCAGGTCAAGCTCTAAAACTTGTAGATCGTTTAGAGTTTAGTCGTGCAAACTTTACCGCAGATAAAAATTGGGAAAAGGGTAATCCCATGCCCGCACCGAAAATATGAAAAGTTTTACAAGATTTATAACTGAAGCAATATCTTCTCAAACAGTTGCGAAGCCAAATCCAAGTGATGATGAGGCAGACATGACGGTGGCTTTTGGTCGTTTCAATCCACCCACGACTGGACATGAAAGACTTATGAATAAAGTGAAACAGGTTGCTGGTAAAGGTAACTATGAAATTTATCCATCACGTTCAAATGATCCAGCAAAAAATCCTTTAGATCCTGATACAAAGATTGGATATATGCAACAGATGTTTCCAAATCATGCGAAACATATTATGAATAATCCAAATACAAGAACAATCTTTGATGCTTTGAAAGGTGCAAATGAGAGAGGTGCAAAGTCTGTGAATATTGTAGTTGGACAGGATCGTCAAAAAGAATTTGAAAACTTAGCAAACAAATATAATAATAAACTCTACAAGTTTGATCGCATCAAGGTGATATCTGCTGGAGATCGTGATCCAGATGGTGACGGTATTAGTGCGATGTCTGCTTCTAAATTAAGAAAGGCAGCTGCGGACGATGACTTTGATACATTTAGAACAGGAATACCACAGAGTTTTAAGGATGATAAAGCAAAAGAACTATATGCTGCAATACAAAAAGGAATGAAGATTAAGAAACAACAGAATGAGATGTGGAGAATTGCTCCCAAGTTTGATTGGAGAAATCTTCGTGAGAATTACATGAACGGAAATGTATTTCAAGTTGGTGATACTGTAGAGAATGATAATACTGGTTTAATTGGTAAGATTATTCGTACAGGTGCGAATCATATTATTGCAGTGACAGAAGACAACATGATGTTTAAATCATGGATAAAAGATATCACTGAGAAGTTTACTGAGATATCTGGTGTACCATCAGATCAAAGATTAGTAGGAACTGATGCTCATCGTGAGTATGTTCAGAGACTTACTCATCATCCAATCATATTAAATTTTATAAATAAATCTAGAAAGAAACGTGCAAAGAGTAATGCTTAGTCAAAAATTGCAAAAAGACTTGATGAATGCGTATGCAGCAGTTCATGAAGAGAAGAGAGGCCATGCAGCTGGTGATTCTGATGTAGAAAAACAAGCGTCTCAGTTAGCCTCTGATGTCAGATATAAAGCAAAAGGAAAAATAAAGCCTGGTGCCTCAGATGAAGAGAAGAAAAAGGTAATGATTCAGATACTTGGTGCATCACCAGCCCCTAATGCAGTGAAAGCAATGGCAAAACAAAAACTTTTAGGTGAGGCAAAAGAAGAAGGCAGCATGATATCAAATGTTTCAAAATCCTTAATAAGAAACCAAAGAAGATTTGGTGATACAGGTAGCACAGAACCCACTGGAAGAACTGGTCAGGGAATGTCATCAGCAGCAAAAATGTCACTTGAAAGACAAAAAGAAACTAAAGAGAAAAGAGGTGTAAAAACTACAGGCCCACAGGCACAAACTCAAACTGAAGGTAGTATGTATGGTATCACTAAGGGTGATGGTATGAGTTTCCCAGAAAGATTGAAAAAGAAGGCAAAGAAAAAGAAAGAGAAAATGAAAATGGAAGAAGAGAAGAAACCTCTTCCCAAGAATAAAATGTATCGCAAGGCTGGTAATCTAAGTCGTAAAGCACTTAGTAAAGGACTTGATAGCAAAGAAGGTAGTAAGGCACAAGACAGATCTTCAAAGATTGTTAGTGTCATATCTTCTGATGATGAGAGAAAAAGATTTAGTAAAATGACAACTCCAAAAGCACAACTCAGAAATGAGGAAATGGTTGATGAGAAAAAGTTAGTTCATGGTAACTATGGTAATTTTGTTGGTGGACAAAAGACTACAACTAAAACTAAAGATACATTGACACCTGAGAAAAGAAGAATGATTCCTGAGAAGATGGATCCTGTAGGACAGGAAGATGGTGACATCAACAATGATGGTAAGAAGGATAAAACAGACAAGTATCTTATGAACAGACGTAAGGCAGTTAGTAAAGCAATTGCGAAGAAACGTGGTAAGGTCAAGGAAGGTTTCTCTGCATGGAGAATCGATCTAGATTTTAACGAACAAGTAAAAAAGTAAAAGGGGGACTGGTTTCTCCCAAGTCCCCAAACTGCATAGTGATGCCCGATAAAGATGGGGATGACGAGAAGAAGAGTACAAAGTCTGTTGTCAATAAGAAACAGAAACTGATGATGGGTGAAGAAGGATATGATATTGCAAGAGACATGGGAAAAGTAAGACCATCTAAAGATAAGAAAGATGCGACTACAATGCCAGTAAGTAAAGAAATGAAAAAGACACGGAAGGTAAACAAAGGCCCTTCTGCACTTGAACGTGTGAAAGCCAAGTATGGCAAGGCTGTCATGAAGGTGGGTAAAAAAAAAGCTAATGAAGAACTTGACTTAACAAAAGTCGCAGAGGCTTTTGGTGGTTATATCATAGAGGCTAATGGAAAAAAGAAGAATGAAAACGAAAGAGCTATTGATAGATTCATACAGTCAGACGACCCTTTTAATGTCCCTAGTGAAAAAGAAGCAGCAAGAAGACAAGTACAGAAAGATGCTGGCGAAAAGGTTAAAAAATCTGTAGCAGGAACTCCAGCTGCAAAAGATTATAAACCTGCTAAAACCGAAAAAAGAAAGTTAAGTCCTACAACTCCTGGCGGCAAAGTAACAATCAAATATGCAACTCCAGCAGATGAAAGAGCTGCTGCAGCTAGTGATGCTCTCGATGATATGATTGGTGATCAAAAACAGAAAGGTAAAATATTTTTGGGTAAGCCCACTGCTGAGATAAAACAAGATGCAAAAAAGACAATCAACAAACCATTAACTGATAAAGTTAAGTCAGATAGAGATAAACTAACATCAAGAGTTAAAGAAAGATCAGCCATTCGCAAAGGTAAAAGTGCTCAAAGACAAGCAGTAGCTGGAACATCAGGTGAGAAAACTGGAAGTTTATCTAAAGGAAATTTAGAATTTCCTGGCGATAGATCTGGTGCATACAGTCAAGCACAAGCAGACATAGATTTTCAAAAACTTCTTAGAAAACAAGGAGGCACTGGTGACTTTGGAGCAACTATGTCAGCAGATGCAAGAAAAGTTGCACAAGCGAAAAGAGATCAAAGAATGAAGGATCAGCAAACACCCGATCCATTTGATGAATTTAAGAAAAAACGAGATATTGACACAAAAAAGATGGAGAAGAAATACCAGAACACTACCGATCAAGGTTTAAGAACGATAGCATCAATGAATCCGTCGGAAAGAGCAGCTCGTGGTATAGGTGGTGGTTCAACTGGTGGTGGCTCTACTGAGGGTGCTGGCGGAGCTGGTAGTAGTTTTAGTGGATCTGGTAGTACTAAAAAAGTAACTGACTTCACCACTGGTAAAGAAGTTGAAAGAAAAGTGCCTGAAAGAGGAGGATCTGTTGTGGTATATAATCAAAGAAAAGGTGAAGATTTTGTAAGAGGTTCAAAGAAAAAAGGAAAAGATGGTGTAATTACTCCAGAGATAATGCCTCAGGGAGATAAAAGTGGAGGAGCTTTAAAAACTGTTAATGCTACTCAAATACAAAATATTAAAGCGACCTCTGCAATAGCACTTGACAAGTACACAAAATTTGCTCAGAAAAATCCTGCCTTGGGATTATTAACTTACGATATAGGGAAAGGAATACTTGGGAAAATAATGAAAGCAAGATTACCCGCTGTTAGAGGTGGTAGAGCGATTCAAGTATCAGCAGGCAAGTAAGTCGTATATATACTATTAGTGTATTTTACAGAAAAATGTTGTCATTTTTATTACCTTTCGCATCGAAGATTG